CCATGGCCCAAAGGATGATAACATGATGCCACAGTTTGTAGAGATTGTTCCTGCATATGGGTGTGGATGGTCAATGATCTATGAATACACTGGTCGCACTATTAGCTATGAGGGATCGTGATGAGTTTCTGGCATTACCAACTAATGTATCACAAGTATGATGAACCTGTCTTAGGTGAAGAAGGTTATTATGCTGTCCATGAATACTATGAAATGGATGATGGTCCTGGTTGGACTGAGAATCCTGTCACTGTAGACGGAAATAGTATTAAAGATGTGAAGAAAATGCTGTTGCTAATCTTGAAAGATATTGATAAACACGGCGTCAAACAATATGATGGAGAGAAACAATGAGCAAATATACAAAAGCATTAACTGCTGAACAGTTAATAAAATATATTGCTAATGATCGTCCTGAACTGTCACACGATAAAGTCAGATGGCAACGAGATGATTATATTAAAATCTGTCGTGAATGGTTAGAGGAAAATACAAATGAGTCTGACAAGTAAAGTACAAGCCTATGATGTTCTGGTAAGAGAACTGTTCAGATTGCTTGATATTACAGAACAGACTGATGAAGGTCGAGTATTTCGTCCTAACAGAATCTCTAGTTGTCGTGCATTAGATGCGGAAAAGCTGGAACAAGTTTTGAAAGAACTGAAAAATGTATTGGAGGATAGGGGATGAGCTACGATAAACGTGACGTTGAAGTTATTCGCTCTCTTTATGACCCTTTGAATGTCAGAACTTGGCCCTTCTATCCTATTATAATGCCCTTGAAAGAAGGAAACGGTCCTGCAACAGATGTTGAATGTGATGAAATTACCTTTGAAGTGTGGGATCATTTTTGCAATTCTTACGGTAGCTATAAGTACTTGCCTGATGCTATCAATGAAGCAATGAAATTGACTAAGGAATTGATGGATGAAGTTTAGCAGATGCAATGAACACGGAACTAAGGTTGAGATAGAAGTCCACGATGATAGCACACTTGATGAAGTGCTAGAAGAATTTCAGAACTTTCTTCGTGCATGTGGTTACGTAATTGAATATAACAAAGTTCTTGCTGTAGTGGATATGGATGATTGAACGAGATGTGGAGAAGTTTACATGAAAATGATTGACCTACTCGGAGATGTACTAGAAACAGAAGTTATGCATGATTTGCTTGATCATGTAGTTCTGGGTAAGTTAAAATCGTCTCTTGATAACTGTATTATTGAACGTGAACGACTTGATAATATTAAAATCAATCGTAAACTAAAAGAATTTGTTGATATGTTGAGAAAGAATATTCCTTGAAATATAAAGCGACAATAATGCTTCATCGCGGTATTTTAGATAATGCTGGAATGGCTGTTACAAAAGCATTACATAATCTAGGATTTCCTGAAGTCAATGATGTTCGTATTGGTAAAACATTAATCTTTGATGCACAATCATTGGATGAAGCTACTCAAATCGTAAAATCGCAAACAAATGAAGTAATGGAATATTTTGAAATAGGAGAACTGAATGAGTAAAGCAGGAAAGGTATGGGGTGTAACCTCTCTTATTGAGGCAAATAGTGCTTTAGAGTTTCATCGTATTCAAATGAATAAAGGAGGTGTTTGCTCAAAACATCTTCATGAATTCAAATGGAATGGTTTCTATGTTGAAAAGGGTGTAATGTTGGTTCGTGTCTGGCAGAAAGATTATAATCTGGTGGATGAGACTATTCTATATGAAGGGGATTATACAAAAGTCAAACCGGGACTTTATCATCAATTTGAATGTCTAGAGTCTGGTATTGCTTATGAACTTTATTGGGCAGAGTTTTCACATTCAGATATTAAAAGAGAAACTGTAGGTTATAATGATTCTGTTGGTATCGAATGAAAGTTGGAATAACGTTTAGTACTTTTGATCTATTACATTCTGGTCACATTGCTATGCTCCGAGAAGCAAAACAGCAATGTGACTATCTTATTTGTGGTTTGCAAACAGATCCCACTATAGATAGACCAGAGAAAAATAAACCTGTACAGTCTCTTGTTGAACGATATGTTCAATTATCGGGCGTTAAATATGTAGACGAAATTATCCCATATCAAACTGAGATGGATGTTATAGATATTCTTGAAATGTTCAACATTGATGTGAAGATCATGGGCGAAGAATATCGCAATAAAGAATTTACTGGAAAAGATGTTTGTAAACGAAAGGGAATTGTGTTATACTTCAATAATAGAACCCATCGTTTCAGTTCAAGTGATTTGCGAAAGAGAGTATCAGAGAGTGAGTAAAATTTGTATTACTGGTATGGCTGGTTTCATTGGTTTTCACACAGCAAGAAAACTACATGAATCCGGTCATGAAGTCGTAGGTTTTGATAATTACAATAGTTATTATGACGTGCTTTTGAAACACGCAAGGCGGCAAGAACTTGAGAAATTGGGCATCAAAGTGCCTTATGTAGATTTGACTTCGAAGAAATCTCTTTCGAAGTTCATGAAAAACCACAAACCAGATTTGGTGATTCACCTAGCAGCAATGGCAGGTGTTCGACATTCAATGGAAGATCCTGAAGCATATATTCAAAATAATATTGTCGGTACCCACAATCTCATTCAAGCAATGGATGTTGCTGGAGTGAAAAACTGTGTTTATGCCTCTACTTCTTGCGTCATGGCTGGCAATGAACTTCCATGGAAAGAGAATGAGAAATGTGACTATCAGTTGAATCCTTATGGGTATTCCAAATTTACAAACGAATCTCAATTCATGGCCTCTTCTCTCAAAAATGCTATAGGACTTCGATTCTTTACAGTCTATGGTCCTTGGGGCAGACCAGACATGGCTCTATTCACATTCACGAAAAATATAGTTGAAAATGAACCTATTGTGTTGTATAATTATGGTAATATGGTTCGCGATTTTACATATGTTGATGATATTGTACAAGGTATTGAAATCGTCGTAAATCGAGCATTGTCTGGTAAAGAGGAAAAAGAAATCTACAATATCGGATATGGTGATCAAGTTCAATTGATGGATTTTGTAGAAGAGATTGAAAAAAATCTTGGAAGAAAATCTATACATGATTTGCAACCAAAACATCCGGCGGACACGCAAGCAACGTGGTCTGATACGACGAAATTACAATCATTGGGTTACAAACCGACAACATCAATAGAAGATGGTGTTGCTAGGTTTGTGGAATGGTTCAAAAACTACTATGGAGTGAATTGATGCACATACTTATTATTGGTCATGGTTTTGTTGGTAAAGCAGTTGATTATGGATTCTCAACAAAGGGTGTTCGAAAAACAATTGTTGATCCAATTTATGATGGGGTTCCAGTAGCATCGGCCGGATACTGGCCGTCTATAGATGATATCAAAGATATGACCGACTTTGATTTGATCTTTGTATGTGTTCCGACGCCTATGAACGATGATGGATCAATCAATTCGTCAATTGTAGAAGAAACGGTATCATACTTGAATGGAAATGAAGTTTCGGGTATTATTGTTATCAAATCTACCATCACTCCAGATGTCGCAGAAAAGTTGCACAAATATGATAGAGTAGTTTACAATCCGGAGTTTCTGACTGAGAGAACTGCTAACGAAGATTTTGTAAATCCACCTATGCATGTATTTGGAGGTGAACAATATTTTACGGAAACTGTTCAACGCATATACGAGCAACATTCTTTATGTAAGCCTTGTCCCGTATTTCATATGACTGTGAAAGAGGCGTCATTCGTCAAGTATGGTATCAACACATATCTGGCAAGTAAAGTTGCTTGGTTCAATCAGTTTTATGATGTTGTAACAAACTATGGTGGTGCATTTCATAAAGTTATTGGTGCCATGACAACAGATGAACGCATTGGCAAATCACACACAAACGTTCCAGGATTTGATGGTAAGCGAGGCTTCGGCGGCGCGTGTTTCCCCAAAGACACAAATGCGTTTTTGAACTTCGATCCATCATTTACGCTATTGCGTGAAGTGATCGCAATCAATAATGCAATGCGAAGCGTCTACGAAAAAGATGATAGAGAAAAAGAACAGAATGTGAAATATGATAATACCTGAAAATGATGCCGCTTGGGCTGCGGATCAATTTATCAACTATTTTAAAAATTTTACCTCAATTGAAGACTATCTTCGATATGCCAAAAAAGAAGCATTAAAATCTTTGCCAAATAAATTGGAAGGGTTTTCAAATGTTGACAAGTTTCTAAATGAAGATATGCATCCCGAAGATATGGAATTCAGTATTAGATTTGTTGGTGACAGATTTAAAAATACACATAAAGATTTTGTTTCTCAAAACACATATAATGGACTGATTACTGCGACCTCTTCGCATGTTATTGAAAAAAATATACCGGGTAGAGAATTGAGATGGATGATTTATGAAAAAAATACCAATAAATGTGTTGGATTTATTCGCTTTGGTTCTCCAGTAATAAATTCAAAACCAAGAAATCTTTGGTTAGGAAAAGCGCCTGATCTATCTATCTTTAATAGACATGCTGCAATGGGATTTGTAATCGTTCCATCGCAACCATTTGGATATAATTATCTTGGTGGAAAACTACTTGCACTTCTTTGTTGTTCCCATTTTGCCCGAGAAACCTTGAATGATGTATTTGAAAAAGACATTGCACTATTCGAAACCACATCTTTATATGGTTCAACAACAGACGCATCACAATATGATGGATTAAAACCATTTATGAGATATAAAGGTCTTACGGAAAGTAAATTTATGCCTTTGCTTCATGATGATGCATTTCATCTTTTACATAATCACTTTACAATATTAAATAATAATACACCCCTCACCGAGAACACAGCCTCTTCGAAAAAGATGAAGAGACAAAACATAATGATTAGTTCGATAAAAAAATCTTTACAAGATCCGCTCAAACTTGCCGAGTTTAATTCGGTTATAAAAACTGCTTTGGGTCTTACTCAAAGAAAGCGATTCTATATTTCAGATTATGGATACGAAAATGTCCGCGAAGTTATACTTGGTGAACAAGAAGAACTTCGTCGCGGACCCAACTGGGATAAATTTTATCTTGATAACATCATTAATTGGTGGAAGAAAAAAGCATCCAAAAGATATGAAAAACTAAAAAATGAAGGTCGCTTTCGAAATAAAGTCGAACTTTGGGATGAAGACGACAATATACAAATTATTAGGTAATTTTGCAAATTATGGGCAAGAGAAGTGATTTTGAAAGAATTGAGAGGGATTATTACCCAACTCCAATAGAGGCAGTAAAACCTCTCATTTCCCATTTACCCAAATCATTTGTTTATGCTGAACCCTGTGCTGGTGATGGTAGACTTACACAACACTTGGATATACTCACAGATTCAAACTGTATCTGTTCTCTTATGTCCGATATTGAACCACAAGATGACGGCATTGAAAAGATAGATGCCATGAAAGTCGTGGTTCCAAATAACACAGATTTGATCATCACAAATCCTCCTTGGGACCGCAAAATACTTCATCCGATGATTGAGAGATTTTCGAGTATTCGTCCTACTTGGTTATTGTTTGACGCGAACTGGATGTTCACAAAGCAAGCAAAAGACTATTTGTCATATTGTTCAAAGATCGTTACAATAGGCCGAGTCAAATGGATAGAAAACTCAAAGAAATCTGGCAAAGACGATGCTTGTTGGTATCTGTTTGATCAAAACAATCAGCACCAGACAAAGTTTTTCTGTAGACAAAGCGCATAAATTGTGATAGAATGAATAAGTATAGATTTCAATAAGGAGAATTGTATGTCGTCAATTATGGACAAACTCAAAAAGAATTCAAAAATCAAAACAACAGATATTTTATCGGAATCAAAGTTCTTCAACGAAAAAGATATGATTTCTACTCCAGTACCAATGATCAATGTCGCATTGTCTGGTTCTGTTGATGGTGGTCTCACGCCCGGGCTGACTGTTCTTGCCGGGCCTTCCAAGCACTTCAAAACATCATTCGCACTCATTATGGCATCAGCATATTTGGAAAAGTATCCCGAATCTGTTATATTATTCTATGATTCCGAGTTTGGATCACCCCAAGCATATTTTGACCAGTTTGGTATTGATACAAATCGTGTTCTTCACACTCCCGTGACCAATGTCGAGGAACTCAAGTTTGATCTTGTCAGTCAGTTAGAAAATCTTGACAGAAATGACAAAGTTGTTATTGTTATCGATTCGGTTGGCAACTTGGCGTCCAAGAAAGAACTTGAAGATACATTGTCCGAAAAGTCTGTTGCCGATATGTCAAGAGCGAAGGCGCTCAAGAGTCTTTTCCGAATGACTACACCATATCTCGCCATGAAGAATATTCCGATGCTTGCAATCAATCATACATATAAAGAGATTGGGTTGTTTCCAAAAGATGTGGTTTCTGGTGGTACTGGTATTTACTATTCAGCCGACAATATCTGGATCATTGGTCGGAGACAGAACAAAAAAGGCACCGAAGTTCAAGGTTACGATTTTGTGATCAATGTGGAGAAATCGCGATATGTTAAAGAAAAGTCTAAAATTCCTATCACAGTTAGTTGGGATGGTGGGGTTCACAATTTCTCTGGCTTACTTGATGTTGCTCTGGCTGGTAATTATGTTGTTAAGCCTTCCAATGGTTGGTATACTCGTAATCTCAATATTTCTGATAACAAGACCGATGACACAGAGGGAGTATCTTCTGATGGAAAGGTCCGTGAAGCGGAAACTTTACGAGAAGATTGGTGGCGACCAATATTCGAAATGACAGACTTCAAGGATTTTATCAAGAAACAATACACGATTGGTTATAAATCTGTAGTGAATATGGATGATATTTTAGAGACAGAAGATGAATAATGTTCTTGTAGAAAATATCGATTACGAACTGTTTCCACAAGATGAAAGTGAAAATTGGTCCATTCGAATTCTAAAGGGCGATTTTGTGGAGACTGTTATACAATTTGGTATGCTAAGAGTTGCTGAAGACGGAGAATCTATGAAATATGATTTCAATGTGATACAATCTCCAAATGATGAAGCAGTAATTGAAAATGATGCTTTACAAGAACTCGCTGGTGATGTATTATTCTCTATATTGAATTCTTTGAATGAAAAGGAAAAAATAATTGAATGATAGTATCGAACAAGTTATTCTACAAAATCTGTTTACAAATGATGACTACCTAAGAAAAGCAATTCCATTTATCAAGCCTTCTTATTTTGGAGATGTGTATAAAACGATTTTTATTGAATTCAGTAAATATGTCGGAAAATACAATAAAATACCCACTTCTGAAACGTTTCTTATCGAATTGAGTAACTCGGAAATATCTAATGATCGTTATGAAACGATCAAAAATATGGTCGGCGATCTGTTCGTAAAGTCGGATGTTGATTATACTTGGTTATTGAATGGTACAGAAAAATGGTGTCAAGATAGAGCATTATACAATGCCGTCATTGAATCGATTAATATCATTGACGGTAAACACAAGACACTCACAAAAAATGCTTTGCCTGACATTCTTCAAAAGGCATTGAATGTTTCTTTCGATAGAAATGTCGGTCATTCTTATCTTGAAGATTATCAAAAACGATTTGAGTACTATCACACAAAAGAGTACAAGATACCTTTTGACATTGAACTGTTGAATGAAATCACATCAGGTGGTCTTTCCAAGAAAACGCTCAACATGCTTCTTGGTGGAACCGGCGGTGGCAAATCTCTTGGTATGTGTCATTGTTCTGCGGCATGGCTTTCCATGGGTTATAATGTTTTGTATATCACTGCCGAAATGTCTGAAGAAAAAATTGCTGAAAGAATAGACGCGAATCTTTTGGATATTCCCATTTCGGAAATCAAAGATATTCCTGAAGATATGTTCACCTCTCGTATAAATAATCTTATAAAGAAGACGAAGGGTAAACTTATCATCAAAGAATATCCGACTGCTTCAGCAAACGTAAATCATTTTAGAGCCTTGTTAAACGAACTGAATCTGAAAAAATCTTTCAAACCTGATGTGATAGTTATAGACTATCTCAACATCTGCGCCTCTTCAAGAATGAAGGCAATAGGTGGTTCAGTCAACTCATACTCATACATCAAAGCGATTGCCGAAGAAGTTCGTGGTCTTGCTGTAGAATTTGATGTTCCTATTCTTTCTGCTACTCAAACAACACGCAGTGGTTATTCGAGTTCTGATCCGGGCCTTGAAGACACTTCAGAATCATTTGGTCTTCCGGCAACTGCTGATTTGTTTCTTGCTCTAGTTTCTTCCGAGGAACTGGAGGAACAGGGTCTCATTATGATAAAGCAGTTGAAGAATCGGTATAATGATGTGAACTATAAAAAACGCTTTACAGTTGGCATAAATCGTAGTAAAATGAAATGGTATGACGCTGAAGAACAGACTGAACTTACAGAAACAGACCCCGTGTTTGACAAGACTGAAATAAACGAGAGATTTAAAGATTTTAAACTATAGGAGATTATATTATGGGTAAAAAGAGTTCTGGTAAGACTTACACTTCAAAAGGTGAAAGGCCTTCAGTAAATAAAAAAATTCGTAATGCTATGCGAAGAGATACGGTTGCTTCTGGTGATCGTCTTATGAATCAATTGAAGGCACATAAAGCAGATAAAAAAACTGTGGTTACGATTGAGAACCCTAATAAAAATGAAACCAACAAACGATATATAAAAGTAGATGGTAAACACTATTTTAGAAATGATGCAAAAAGGTTGGCTCCGTTGTAATATGAAAGTCAGATTAATCGGATATACACAACCAACCGAATCATTTAAAAGAGAAACTGATATTTCTAATGTTCAGGATTTCATCGCATATTGTGCGAGAGTATCAAATCCTGAAAACCAAATCAACAACTCTACTGGTAAGAAACTTATCAAATATTTGATTGAACACAAACATTGGTCTCCACTAGAAATGGTGGATGCCAATATAGAAATAGAAACGACCCGTGATATTGCTAGGCAAATGCTTCGTCACAAAACCATGTCGTTTCAAGAATACTCCCAACGATATGCTGATCCGACTCAACTTGAAGATGCTTTCGTGCTGCGTGAAGCTAGACTTCAAGATCCAAAAAATCGCCAGAACTCTTTGCCATTGGATGACGAAGATATTAATAAGCGATGGTTGATGAAACAAGATCAGATTATCTATGAAGCGAAGTTGGCATATAAATGGGCGATTGAAAACGGTATCGCCAAAGAACAGGCTCGATGCGTTTTGCCAGAAGGTAATACTGTTTCGAGATTGTACGCAAAAGCATCGATTCGCACGTGGATTCATTATGTAGAACTAAGAAGTGGTCACGGCACCCAAAAAGAACATATTTTATTGGCGAAAGAAATTGGTTATGCTATTTCACAAATCTTTCCGATGATGGAGGATTTCATTTCAACTTAACATAAGAGGTGACAATATGGAAATCATTTCAAAACATGTAACTGAAGATCATAAAGGATATGCTACAGTCAATTTTGATTCTAAATCACAGCAATATGAAATCAAATTTTATGATGAAGGTCGTCACTTATTTTATACAGAACTCAGAGAACACCTAGAAGATGCCCAAAATTTTGCCGATGACTGGACTGCTGGTATAGAGAAATTCTTTAGTGATGCGGCTGCCTAATGGCATCAAGAAGAAAGACGACCTACAAGAATTCCGAATATAACAATTCTCCGTCTATTCTATTACCTAAAAACGAAAATCAGGCGCTCTATATCAGGGCGCTTGATACTTGTTCTCAGGTAATTGTATTTGGTCCTGCTGGTACAGGTAAAACTTATATCGCAGCAACATACGCTGCAAATCTTTATATTGAAAAGAAAATAGATAAGATTATCATCACAAGACCCCATGTTCCAGTTGGTCGTGAGATTGGATTTCTTCCAGGCACAATAGAAGAAAAATCGCAACCTTGGGCATTACCAGTACTTGATGTTTTAGAAAGACATATGGGAAAGGGTATGTTAGAAACGGCAATAAAGAACAACAATGTAGAAATGGTTCCACTGGCTTTGATTCGCGGAAGAAACTTTGACGATTCTTTTGTGGTCGTTGATGAGGCCCAAAACATAACGGTTTCGGAAATCAAGGCACTTCTCACAAGAGTGGGAGAAGACTCAAAGATAGTATTAGATGGAGACATTCAGCAATCCGACATTAGTGAACAGTCGGGATTATCAAAGATCGTTCATCTTGCCAAAAAATACGATTTGAATATTCCGGTAATCGAGTTTACACACAAAGACATTGTTCGTTCGGACATATGCAAACAATGGATTGAAATATTTATGAAAGAAAAATTATGAATGTGAAAGAAAAAGTTCTAATATATAGAACGATGTATAAAAAAGTTAGAAAAAAGATAGCTTTTTCATTATACCAAGATATTGAAAAAATGATAGAGTCGGAAGTTGATAAATCTGTGTGTGAAATATATGAAAATGTGTGGTATAAATGGCATGAACAAGAAAATGAAAATTGTAGTTTGGATTCAAGTCAGGTATCAAGTTAGAGGTCAATGTAATGATTATTATGAATATGGCTTGACAATGATAAGAGAATCGCTTAATATATGAATATATCGAACTCGCGATGAGCAAATACATAATGTCGAAAATTAAAATGCTAACGGAAGCCCAACTTGCTCAAATCCCTGAGTACGTTGAAAAATACACCAAACTCGGTCTTCGGACCGACCAGATTGATTTTGAAGTTGCAGTACAGACTTTGAAGGACTTTCTGGGTGAAGATTGTGAACGTCACGAATTTGTATATGTCGCCTCGCCCAGCGGCATTCCCAAGAATGCAAAAAATATCACGTATGGAAATCATGACGTGAACTGGGTTGCGCATTACAAATTCTTCAACGACAATTTCGGAATTTGTCCTGAAATTGAGACTATGGTGCCTGTAATCGAAAATCTCGGTTGGGTGTACTATGACGACAAGAAAATCTATGTCTGTGATCGGCCGACGAAGATCAAATTCGACGAACAGAATCGCACTCATAGCGAAACTGGTCCTGCAATCGAATATTCTGATGGGTTTGCAGTATATATCTGGCATGGAATGCGTGTTCCTAAAGAATGGATCATGAATAAGGAATCTCTGACTGAAAAAGAATTCTTCCGTCATCAGAATGCAGAACTGCGGCGTGCCGCCTGCGAAATTGTCGGTTGGAACAAAGTTCTCGACAAACTTTCTGCGAAAGTGATCGACGAGGACACTGACCCAGAGATTGGCACTCTCCTTGAAGTGAACATTCCCGATATCGGCAATGAACGCTTCTTGAAAGTGCTGTGTGGCACCAAGCGCGAATTCGCGATGCCGGTCCCGCCGACTGTCAAGACTGCAATCGAAGCACAGGCATGGATGCTTGGATTTGACGATGTGAATGAATTCATGCCGCCTGAATTCCGCACTTAAACAGAAAATGAAATAAGGAGAAAAAATAATGCGAGTAGTTAAAAACTTTGCAGCTCAGGGTGAAATGTACATTCGGCGGGTAGCAGAATTCAAAGAAGAAGCAAAGCCTGTAAATCCTGAGAAAGGGGTATTCATTCTTGCTCATTCTGAAACCGGGCATCACCATGTAATCGATGCGATGAAGGTTGATGTTATGGAGCAAGTCAAAGTCCCTGAGGGGATGGGTATCCTACAGATGATTGTGAAAGAACCTGCTGAGGTAATTCACCTTCGTGGTACCGATACTCACGAACCCCTATACTTGACTGAGGGTAATTGGGAAATTCGTCTTCAGCGCGAATACACTCCCGAGGGATATCGTCGAGTGGCGGACTAATCGCCGCAGAAAACGAAAATCGGGGAATTTTCCCCGATTTTTTTATATCAAATGAAACATGGTTGAAGATTATGAAAACTAATAATCAAGTCAGGGATCAAGTCTGGTTACAAGTCAAGGATCAAGTCTGGGGTCAAGTCTGGTTACAAATCTGGTATCAAGTCAGGGATCAAGTCGGGTATCAAGTCTGGGAGCAAGTCAGTAATCCAGTCTTGGATCAAGTCCGGGGTCAATGGTATGAAAACTAATAATCAAGTCGGGAGTCAAGTTGAGAATCTGTGTTATTATAAATAAACAATAGAACAGAGAAAAGTATTATGAGGACCTCTTCATTGAGATTTTTCAAAACTTTTTTGTTTTCGGTTGCGATTGTGACCTTGATTCCTAACTATACCTCAATGTATAGCGGGTATAAAGTGCTAAAAGATTACATGACCAACTTTACCGAGGATGGTCGTGAAAACATTTATTCTAGAATTGGCAAATATTATGTTAGTGCGGAAGACAAGAAACAAATTGACTGTCTTGCCAAAAACATATACTTTGAAGCGCGTAATCAATCTGAACTAGGTCAAATCGCGGTCGCACATGTCACACTCAACAGAGTAGATCATGACAAATTTCCCAACAACATCTGTAAAGTGGTCTTTCAACCTTATCAGTTTTCTTGGACAATAGGTAAAGGAAAGCATATGGTTCCAAAAGACAAATACGCTTGGGAGAAAGCAAAAAGAATCGCAACACTTGTCTATAAATTTCGAGGTGATGATCCTACAGAAGGTTCCACATTCTATCACACTTACGCAATAAATCCGTCTTGGAATCGAAAAATGGAATTGGCCGTTGTTATAGGAGATCATAAATTTTTCTTTTGGAATGGGATTTGGTGATTTACATACACGACTTTTTGTGTTATAATGATCATAATGAAACAAGGAGAATTGAAAATGGAAGATTATGATTTTGATCAAAGTCAAGTTGTATCTGTAAAAACTTGTAAAGGTTCGCTTGAACAAGGGTATTCTTTTGAGATTGTCGAATATTTGCGCGAAAATCCAAAAAGAACCATTCATAGTTTTTGGAAAGAGAAACTTGAACCCAGAGTTCGTGGACCATCTGTTATGGATTTACGAGGTTGCGAGAATAACGCATACATTATGGGTTGGTAGTTATGGTAATGCATCTTCTGGGCCCGCATTACACGACAACACAGTATAATCGAAAAAGAAAAAAAACAAAAAACAAAAGACTTCTCAAAGCGCAGTCAGACCACGACTCTTGGTTGAAGTCTATGGGTGTTGGTAAATCGCAACCAGATGCGGGATTGTCAATTCCGATCTATGGTTACGAAAAAATGACGAGTGATAAAATTCCCGGCAATGGTACTAAAAAAGACAGAATGCAATATACTGGTGAAGAAATTGTTGGGGTTGCTACTATGCACAAATCAAATCTCGTGCCTATTCGTAAAGACAACAAACAAGCCGCGATTGATGCGGCAAATATGAGAAGGAACTAAAAAATCACAATTGATCTGAAAAAATTCATTTTACCTCTTGACAAATCGGTCATGAGTGCTTATATTAATAGTGTAAGAGAGAGAAAGAGAGAATCACCATGCTCTACATCCGACAAATCATGAACTACTTCAATATTGATGAGGCTTTCGCCCGTGAGATTGATGCCATGATTTTTCTTGATCGGTCGGAATGTTCTCAAGAAGAATGGGTCTGGCATATGGAATACGCAATGAATAAGTTTTTAGACGAGGCAGTATGAACAAAATGCGGTTTCATAAAGATGATAAAGTGATTCTGACCGACTGTGACGGAGTACTACTAAACTGGGAATATTCCTTCCATGTTTGGATGAGTCAAAAAGGATATGATCGAAAGTCTTCAATAGAATATGATCTGATCCATCACTATGATGTTGACAAACCCGAAATCAAAAAGTTGATTCGGGAATTCAACGAATCTGCTGCTATTGGTTTCTTGCCTCCGCTACGGGACGCGATGTATTATGTGGACCTGCTTCATCGGAAGCATGGTTATGTTTTCCACATGATCACTTCACTTTCAAAGGATCCGAATGCTCAAAAACTTAGGATCATGAACACCAAGAAAATCTTTGGTGAAACGGCATTTGAGAAGTTTGTCTTTCTTGACACTGGTGAAGACAAAGATGAAGAACTTGCTAAGTACAAGAACAGTGGATATATCTGGATTGAGGATAAAATCGAGAATGCTGAAACTGGTTTGAAGTTTGGTCTGAATTCTGTTCTGATGGAGCATGGACATAATATGAATCATGTAAATTCTGATATACATATTGTAAAGAACTGGGAACAACTATATCATGAGGCCGCTTGATGGAAATGAGGATGCACCCATGACAACGCAAATCAAACAGGTCGAAGTCTTCCTGTTTGAAAATCCCAGCGCCGAGACGCCGAAGGGCTTTCGCGACTATTTCGGCACCGAGGTGACCGAGCGCACCGAAATGCTGGCCAAGATCGCCGAAGTCTATCATCGCTACGGCTTTGACCCGCTGGAAAGCTCGGCGGTGGAAACCGTCGAGGCACTGGGCAAATTCCTGCCCGATGTCGACCGCCCGAACGAGGGTGTCTTTGCCTGGCAGGAAGAAGCCGAGGGCGAACGGCCCGGCGACTGGCTGGCGCTGAGATACGACCTGACCGCACCTCTGGCCCGTGTCTACGCCCAGCACCGGAACGATCTGCCGACACCCTATCGGCGCTTCGCGATGGGGCCGGTCTGGCGGAACGAGAAACCGGGGCCGGGCCGATTCCGCCAGTTCTACCAATGCGACGCCGATACCGTGGGCACCGGCAACGTCGCGGCGGATGCCGAGGTCTGCGCCATGCTGGCGGATACGCTTGAAGCCGTCGGCATTCCGCGTGGCGATTACGTGGTGCGGGTGAATAACCGCAAGGTGCTGAATGGGGTGTTGGAAAGCGTGCGCTCACTTGTGCCTGAGCGAGTAACGGACAATACGGACTGGGATGAATTGAAGGTCGGCATCCTGCGAACTATCGATAAATTCGACAAAGTTGGACGCTCAGGCGTAGTGGAACTTCTGACGACGGGTCGGAAGGATAACTCTGGTGCATATATCGATGGTGTTGGACTGCCTGAATACTGTGTTGAACCGGTTATGGATTTCCTGACAGCCAAGAGTGAAATTCAGTCGGTGACGTTTGACCGGCTAAGAAACGCCGTGGGCACATCCACCGTCGGCGCCGAGGGCATCCGCGAACTCGAACAGATCGCCGCCCTCCTCGCCGCGCAGGGCTACGGCCCCGACCGGATCGTGATCGACCCTTCGGTGGTGCGCGGCCTTGGCTATTACACCGGCCCGGTTTTCGAGGCCGAACTGACCTTCGAGATCGTCGACGAAAAAGGCAGGAAGCGGTGCTTCGGCTCGGTCGCTGGCGGCGGCCGCTATGACGACCTGGTGAAGCGCTTCACCGGGCAGGAAGTCCCTGCAACCGGCGTTTCCATCGGTGTCGACCGTCTTCTGGCTGCGCTCCGCGCCAAGGGCCGGATCGGCGGCAGCGTCTCCGGGCCTGTCGTGGTGACAGTGATGGATCGCGACCGGATGGCGGATTATCAGGCGATGGTGTCTGAGTTGCGCAGTGCAGGGATCCGGGCCGAGGTCTATCTTGGCAATCCGAAAAACTTCGGCAACCAGTTGAAATATGCGGATAAACGCGAGAGCCCGGTCGCGGTAATCGAAGGTGCTGATGAGAAAGCGCGGGGCGTTGTCCAGATCAAGGATCTGGCGCTTGGCGCACGGCTGGCGGCCGAGGTCGAGACCAACGAGGAATGGAAGGCGCAGCCGGCGCAGATGGAAATCGCACGAGGCGATCTGGTGACCGAGGTCGCCAAGATGATCGCGCGGACTAATGTTTATCACGTTAATGAAGAGGTATTAGATATCTAATGAATAAATTTTTTAAATGGGCAGAAACCCAACACACGTTATACGCTATTGTGATAAATATTACAATTTTTACAAGTTTAATGATTTGGATTGGGGTGTTATCTATATTGTGGTCATTAGGTATGGTTTTTTCTACGTTTGTTGTATTTGTGTTGCCTATGTTGATTTTTTGGGCTATACTTATCTACAAATATAAACATAGACACTAAGGAACCATACCATGACCACCCATGTGAAATCCGACTTTCTGCATGAAATGCAGAACCGCGGTTTCCTTGCGGATTGCACCGATCTGCAGGGCCTCGACGATGCGCTGATCTCGGGCGCGGTTCCGGCCTATATCGGCTTTGACGCGACCGCCCAGAGCCTGCATGTCGGAAGCCTCATTCAGATCATGATGTTCCGCTGGCTGCAGAAGACCGGGCACAAGCCCTTGGTCCTGATGGGCGGCGGCACCACCAAGGTCGGCGACCCCTCGTTCCGCGCCGACGAGCGGCCGCTTCTGAGTGAAGCCCAGATCAATGAGAATATTGATGCCATCAAGACCGTCTTTTCGAACTATATCACCTTTGGTGAAGGCGTCTCTGATGCAATGATGGTCAATAACGCCGAATGGCTGGATAGGTTGAATTATCTCGATTTCCTGCGCGATATCGGCCGGCATTTCTCGGTTAACCGGATGTTGTCGTTTGAATCGGTCAAATCGCGCCTCGACCGTGAACAATCGTTGTCGTTCCTCGAATTCAACTACATGATCCTGCAGGCCTATGACTTCATGGAGCTGAACAACCGCTACGGTTGCCTCTTGCAGATGGGTGGCTCGGACCAGTGGGGCAACATCGTGAACGGGATCGACCTGACCCGCCGCATCCTTGATCACGAGGTCTTTGGGCTGACTTCGCCTCTGCTGACGACCTCGGACGGTAAGAAGATGGGCAAAAGCCAGGACGGCGCGGTCTGGCTCAATGCCGAGATGCGCAGTCCCTACGAGTTCTGGCAGTTCTGGCGCAACACCACCGACGCCGATGTCGGGCGGTTCCTGAAGCTATATACCGAACTGCCGGTCGATGAATGCGACCGGCTGGGCGCCTTGAAGGGGTCCGAGGTCAACGAGGCCAAGATCACGCTGGCGAACCTCGTCACCACGCTTGCCCATGGCGCAGAGTCCGCAAGAACAGTCGCCGAGACCGCTCGCGAAGTGTTCGAGAATGGCGGCATTGGCGATGACCTGCCGACCACGATAATCAATGCTGCGGAAATGGGCGAGGCAATTTCGATTGTTCATCTTATCGTACAGTCAGGTTTGGCGAAATCCGGCAAAGAAGCAAAACGTTTGATCGCTGATGCTGGCGCCCGAATGAATGATGAAGTCTTGACCGATGCAACTTTGATGGTATCTACCGATGATCTGCGCAACACCGTCAAACTGTCTGTAGGTAAAAAACGCCACGTCCTGGTTCGTCTGGTTTGATTCAGATGATTGTTGCAGAAACAAGAGATACGTGTTATATACATATTGTAAGGAATTGGGAACAACTATACTACGAGGTTGCATGATGACAATTGACTATAAATTTAACGAAGATGGGTATATTTCTGAACTACATGAGTATATCGATTCTACTTATAACAGCCACTACTCAACAAGTAAAATTCAATCAACGGAGGTGATTATTGATCGTGGTCATGGTACCGGTTTTTGTATGGGTAATGTTGACAAGTATTCTAATCGGTACGGCAACAAAGGAACACGCGATGATGCGCGTAAAGATTTGATGAAGATTCTGCATTACGCTGTTATTCAACTCTATATACATGATAATGAACTATGATGTTGTCAGAAGAATATAAGAGTGATACACGATCTGCGCAAATATATTTGTCTGATGAAGTTTTGCATATAAAATTCTATGAAGCGAACAAATTTATCGGTGAAATAGAATATCCAAACAAAACTTTTCAATATGTAAAAGATGCTGCATCAAACTGGATTGAAGGAATCATGACAAAAGAGGTAGTGCAAGAGTACAGGTTCGAATATCCAGAAAGACCTGAATGCGATTTTACGAGAATATAAGTGATATTTATGTCACATATAACACATAAAAAGGACAAAACCTTTGGGTTTTAGGAGGGACTTCGGTCCCTCTTTTTTTACAAAAGTGTTACAAAACTATTGTGTTTTAACCAATAAATAATTGCTCCTCTTGAGGGCAAGGGTAAAACTTGCAAGAAAGGAAAACAAATGGAAATGTTAACCCTATGGAGCCTCGTGGGGTTCCTTTTAGCTGCGTATGCAGTTATCGCAAACGATTCAGTACAAACGCTCGGTACGTGGATCGCGTCAAATAATGAGCGTTTCAATTATAAAATACTTTGGGGTGCAGCATCTGCTGTGTTATTGGTTACTCTTTGGTACGGGTGGGCAATGAATGGTGGTGACATATCTTTCGGTAGATTAAATAAAATTCCGTGGCAAGAAGTACAATGGTATCATGCTGCGGCTCCAGCCGTTCTTGTAGCATTGACAAGAATGGGTGTACCAGTTTCAACCTCATTCTTAGTTCTATCAGTATTTGCTTCAACTTTTGTGTTGGAGAAAATGCTAATGAAATCTATTATGGGTTATGGTGTTGCGGCGGTTTTTGCTTATGCTGTTTGGTTTGCTATTAATAAATTTGCGCACAAATGGTTTGATGAAACACAACCAGTGAGTGATAGCAACAAAAAGTTTTGGAGAATTGCGCAATGGATAGCAACTGCCGGATTATGGTACACATGGCTTTCACATGATATTGCCAACATTGCGGTATTCCTTCCACGTGAAGTACCAATTGATTTAATGATATTCATTTCAATAGTATTTGTTGGTGGCTTGTTCTTTATGTTTAGAGAAAAAGGTGGGAAAATTCAACAAATTATTTTGGAAAAACACAATACAAGATATGTTCGTTCTGCTACGTTGATTGACTTCTTTTATTGGATGTGTTTGTACTTCTTTAAAGAACTAAATGATATTCCTATGAGTACTACATGGGTATTTGTTGGTTTGTTAGCAGGTCGTGAACTTGCGATGGCAACATACTTTGGTAAGAAGAAAACAAAATCAGTATTCCCATTGGTTGCTAAGGATTTTGGTAAAATGATGGTAGGATTAGGCGCATCAGTTGCTCTTGTACTAATGGTACATTACATTATCAATCCAGTGTGACATTTTTGTCGAGTAAAAAAATTTTACAAAAGGGGTTGACATTCAGCTCCTTTTGTTGTATATATAGTCTGTAAACGTTGAAGCAACGTGGACACATTCTGGACCTGGGGGCGGCACCCAGCGACTCCACCATGGATACACTATTAACAAAACAGCCGTGGCTGGCTCGCTAGACTACCCCGGGTTCTTAGTTCGTTAGGGAAAAAAGCTATAGTGTATCTTTGATGGGGTCGAAATAGGATCGACAGGTGTGAAGATGAAGTGGAGTTTACCGTGTTGACCTACGACATTCGGTCAAATAAACTAAAGGCAAACGATAATTTTGCTCCTCGTGCTTACGCCCTTGCGGCCTAAGTTGCTTGGGTCTGATATCACCTAGAAACAGAATGATATTCGTGACCAACGAAAGAAGTCTAGCAGTATGGGTTCCCCTGCGATGAAAAAACGGGCCCACTATTTTTATCTACAATTTAAGGAAAATATACATGAAAAAAATCGCTTTCGTTTCTGCTGTAATGGCTCTTTTTGCAACTTCCGCTTCTGCTGATATGTTCGGCCGAAACACTAACGTGTTCTCTGCAACGGCAATCTATAACCATAACCTCACGACTTCTGCAAACACTTTTACACCTACAGTAGGTGTCGCGCAAAATTTTGGCAGCATCAAACTTTATGGTAACACAAGTTACGAAATGGTGGGTAGCACTTGGTCGGGTGTTAATGTCGGTGTCTCAAAGGATCTTAATGGAAACGTTTTTGTTGATGGTTGGGTAAACTGGAATTCAGGTACAACTACTGCAAACGTTGAAGTTGGTATCGGTTTCTAATAGATCATGAAATTTTTGGAAAGATTTTTTAAAATTAAAATGGGCAATTCCAATTCCCCAAAATATCTTTCGGGCAAAAAATAACGAAAAAGAGGGGATTGTCCCCTCTTTTTTATTGACATTCCCATTATCTTGATATATAATAATATCAAACTTGGAGAAATATACTATGCTAATAATTGACTATAACGGTATCGCGATTGGCAATATCGTATCACAAAAACTGAACATTGATGAAAATCTTATTCGTCATATGATTCTAAACACAATCCGAATGTATCGTCAAAAATTCAAGAAATATGCCGAAGATACCATTATCGTATCTGATGGTGGAGGTAACTGGCGAAAAGAACTATATCCCGAATATAAAGCAAATCGCAAGAAATCTCGCGATGAATCTTCTATGGATTGGAATGAAGTGTTTCGTATTACCAATCTTGTTTTTGATGAAATCAAAGAGAATATGCCCTACAAAGTTCTCAAAATTTGGGGATGCGAAGCAGATGATACGATTGCGCAGATTGTGTATGATACGCAAGAATTTGGTAATCACACTGATGTGATGATCATATCCGCCGACAAAGACTTCATTCAACTACACACTCTTGGTAATGTATCGCAATTTTCACCTGTCACAAAGAAACTTGTAAAGAATGAATCTCCGGCAGATTATTTCAAGTTCCACATCTTGAATGGTGATAATGGTGATGGTGTGCCGAATGTATTGAGTGACGACAAAGTTCTGGTTGAAGGTCGTCGTCAAAACACACTATCAGCAAAAAGGAAAGAATCGCTCCTTGTAGACCCTAAGTCTATGGGGGAAGAAGTGTATCGTAACTATCTACGAAACAAAAAGATGATTGACCTTTCAGAATGTCCTTCAGATATTATAGATAAGATTATGAAGGAATACAAATCGCAAGATCCTTGGGACAAAAAGGGTAAAGTGTTTCCGTATTTAGTCAGTAAGAAATGTATAAACCTGCTAGAGAAAGTACTGGAGTTTCTATAATGATATTAGATATTTTTGAGATTATTGAAAAAGTTGAAAAGACGAATTCCAAAAACGAGAAAGTGCAGATTCTTAGACAAAACGAATCTTGGGCATTGAAAGATGTTCTCAAAGGCACTTATGATGAAAAGATTGAATGGTTGATTCCGGAAGGCGACCCTCCCTATAAAGAAGCGGCAGAAGAAAGTCATCCATCATCTATTCATAAGATTCATAGGAACTTCAGATATCTTGTGAAAGGTGGTCCTGGTACGAATATGCCACAATTCAAGAGAGAGCGAATGTTCATTTCTTGGCTTGAAGGTGTACATCCAGAAGATGCTAAGATTCTTTTGAAAATGAAAGACAAGAAACAGTTGGCAAAAGGTTTGACCATTAACCTTGTTGAAGAAGCATTTCCCGGTTTGTTAGGAATGCGATGATACTACACTTTAAAATGATTTTGTACTAAGAGAGGATTTTAGACATTCTTATTAATTTAATTTAGATAAATAGCATGGTAGGTACTATCAGAAGGAAAGTAACCATGTCAGAAGATGGCAAAACAACGAGGGTTAACGAAAATACCGAGTTAGCCCTGCCTCTTCGTAATCTTATTAGCATGATAGTTGCAGTAGCAATAGGAACGTGGGCATACTTTGGCATTATTGAAAGATTAAATCAAATTGAAACTAACATAACCATGATGTCGGCTGACTTAGATCAGAATTCGGAGTTTAGAATAAAATGGCCTAGAGGCGAGATGGGATCACTACCCGCCGACTCCGAACAATTTATGTTGATTGAACACTTGGCAGGAGAACTAGAAAAACTCTCAAATGAAATAGAAACTGGTCAAGCACCTTATGATCAGCAACAAAAGTTGACACTTGAATTCTATGCAGAACGTATTCGTGCATTAGAAACAGAAGTAAAGGAAATTATGGATTTAATTCATGAAACCCGAGGTATGGCAAAAAACAACGGGACAGGAAATAATCCAACAGGAGGAAACTAAAATGGAAATCGTAGTAGCATTTGTGCTTTTACTTTATGCACAAGGTGAAGTGATTGAACATACAGGACCTTATAGTATTTCAGAATGTTTAAGTGTAAAAAGAGAAATTAGGCGTAATGGTTGGAAAGACCGAGGTGACCAAACAAGATATGCATGTGAAGAAAGAGCAGTTCGCCTTGGTAAAAATTGGGAAGGAAAGCAAGTTGTTGTAGGACTTGCTGACTAAGTTTTGATACTTTCGATGAATGTATATATTATGAAGAAAGAATGATGATGAGGTTTGTGACATTACTATGTTTGGTTTTGATTATACTCATAGGTTCGTGCGCAAAACTTCAAGAACAAAAGCATAGAGATTTCTGTGAAACTGGTTTTAGTCTACTTTTCTATAAAGATAATCATTTTTGCGTATCTAATGATTATTACAAGAAAAACAAAATAAGAATGCCTTTAGGTTATTGGGATGCTATCAAGATTGCGAAAAAGAATGGTTGGAGTTTACCCGATAAGGATATGGTAAATTTCATATGGTCCAAATCCGATTGTAAACTTGATCCGATACCAATGAAACCGGGTCCAAAAATGGTAAGTTTCAAATATATAAAACGACACAATGATATGATAGAGGAACAACTACAAGGACGAAGGTGTAAACTGATTGCTGGGCATAAAAAAGATGTGATATCTGGAGGGGATGACTATGTGACAATATATGGTTGGCATAGAAAAAACGGACGACCAATACAACCAGTTTACTCTGGCCACGAAGCAAACTACTATGATTACTCACACGGCATTCGGTTTATCTATAGGTTAGAAACATGAAATACGCAAACACATCATTAGGAGATATCATGGATATATTCAAACTGAATAATGTCATGATAAACTCAGGCAAACTTTCTAAAGAAGAGATAGAGACAGTCTTGCGAGAACAACGAAAAATAAAAGTTGAATTGAAAAGGCGCGACACGGATGACGGGACCGAAAAACAAAATTAAAGAAGACCCTGATGGTATTGCTTGGAAAAGATATCCGAAGTATCACGATTGGTTCAACAAACTTTGGTTAGCAGAACGTTTAGGATATGATTGCGGACCCGGTGGTATAGCACCAAGCAAATCTGGTGTGTATGTCGTAAGACCGATATACAATTTATATGGCATGGGTGTTTACACAAGATTTCAATACATCAGTTCCGAACAAAATAATACTGTAGAACCCGGATTTTTTTGGTGCGAAAGGTTTACAGGCGATCATATATCTGTTACAATGTCTTTTATACACGGAACAAAACCATCTTGGAAGATACACAATGTCTGGCAGGGATTTCATGATGATTTGGAAAGATCGTCCAAGTTTTCAAAATGGGTAAGATTATCTCATGATAAATGCCCTGAGATACCAAATATTCTAAAAGAACTTTCGGCGATTGAAAAGATAAATGTGGAATTCATAGACGGCAATCTGATTGAAGTTCATTTGCGGCCTTCATTTGAGCCAGATTTTGATGAAATCATTCCCGTATGGACCTCAGATTATTATGAAAAGAAAATAAAATACAAAGACACACACACTTACATAGAAGATTTTGATGACGCAGGGGGGCATATGCAAGTAGCCAGAATGGGATTTTATGCTAATGACAGATGATGATGTAAGAGATTTTGTGAAATTTTTTGGTACTAAAAACTTGCCTAATATAGATCAAGAACCAAAGCGATTTGAATTTTACTTGAAAATGTGGAGATTTTTAAATGGAAAATAAACAGTACGTAGTAATCACAACGGTCACAATGCACAAGCACAAATATGTAATTCCTGTTGATGATTTACAAAAAGAGAATCCAGATGTTCCTGTAAACCCTATTGAATGGGCGAATGATTGTGTAACAAGTGAAGATGTGAGTGAACTGTCGCAAGATTATCTTGGCGAAAATATTATTGATACGGAGATTGTGGATGGGGAAGAAAAGATTCTTGAAATCTTTGACAGAGAAAACGAATATCTTAAAGACTGGTCAAGAGAACAAAAACTCGAAATGGTACACAACTGGAAATTCGAAGACAAATGGGCAAAACTTGAAAATCCAGGAGAGATACCACGAGTATATTTTGAGGAAAATCCGGGAAGAGAAACGTGAAGTGGGTTCTCGTTTATATCCTAGTCACTGATGTAGGTAACGCATATGCCGTGAACGCATATACACCGAAATATTCTTTTGATAAGATGGAAGATTGCTTTGTAGCAAGAGAGAAATTGGCTCTGAGAGTCGGAGGAACTCAAGAAGGTTATTTTCCTTCTGGATCTCAAGCAATCTGTGTTGGACTAGAAAGATAAAAAAAATGCATTTTGCCTCTTGACATTGCAGTATAAATACACTATATTAAGTATGTAAGAGAGAAAGAAAAGTCTCTTCCATTTCGAACAAGGGTTTGTAGTAGAGTGTGTCAAACCTGAAACCCTGCGACTTAGGTCAATACCCATTTAGATCGTCAGTTAGGGCACACAATTTATTTTAGCGAGTTAAAAAATTATGGCCGTGGGTTCCTATGGTGGGAAGCTTGACTGTCTATCAAGTCGCAGCGGGTTCAATTCCCGTCACGGTCGCCAATAGACGGATACGAGAATTACGAGTTCTCTCCGGTCCTGGTCAAGACGATAAACTGACCTCCTAATTTCGCGGGTATGCTGACGGGTTCAGTCCTCGGCCTTCCAAGCCGTAGTGTGTAGGGTTCGATTCCCTCTATCCGCTCCAGAAAAAACGGAGATTGGCGCAGTCTGGTAGCGCATCTGGTTTGGGACCAGAGGGTCGTAGGTTCGAATCCTACATCTCCGACCAACAAAATGCTTCCGTAGCATAACTGGATAATGCAGCCGACTTCTAATCGGCAGAGTCTGGGTTCGAGTCCTAGCGGGAGCGCCAAATTTAAATGTGTGGGTGTAGTCCAACGGGTAGGAGACAACAGACTTAAAATCTGTACAGTGTGGGTTCGAATCCCACCGCCCACACCAAACATATGCCCGAGTAGCCCAATTGACAGGAGGCGGCAGATTTAGGATCTGTACAGTGTGGGTTCGAATCCCTCCTCGGGCACCAAAAAAAGTTCAAAAAAGTTCAAAAAAGTTCATTTTTCCTCTTGACGAATCATTTTCAAATGACTATATTAAGTGTGTAAGAGAGAGAAAGGAAAACGAATGGCTTACATGTCTCAAGAGAAGAAAAAGGCACTTGCTCCCAAGATCAAAGCAGTTCTGAAAGAGTACGGAATGAAAGGCACCATCGGTGTTGACAATCATTCTTCGCTTGTTGTAAATATCCAGAGCGGTCCTTTGTTCGAAGATGTTGACGGAGATAGTCTGCAAGTGAATGTCTACTGGGTCAAAGATCATTACGAAGGCAAAGAACGGAGTTTCTTGATGAAACTGGTTGCCGCGATGAATGAAGGTAACTACAACAACTCTGATATCATGACTGATTATTTCGACGTGGGTTGGTACAACGATATCAACATCGGCAAGTGGAACAAGAAGTATCGGTTCGCTGCTTAAAGTAAAATGCAAGCGATGGCTATTGGGTTGCCCATCCGCTCATAACGGATTCCGAAAGGGGAGCAGGTTCGATTCCTGCCGCTTGCACCAAATTAATGGAAGTGAGACTCGGTAGTCAGGAGACACTTATAAAGTCTTTAGCCCCAGATTAGGGTTCTTGAGAGGGTTCAACTCCCTCCACTTCTACCAAAATAGTAGGTTAGATTCCTGCCGCTTGCGCCAAACAAACAGAACAAGAAGCACTGAAAATTGCACGGATTCGTAACTACAACTCCCAGGCACGAAAGTAGTGAGTTCGACTCTCACCTGGGTCTCCAATATTGCTTCTATAGTTAAATGGTATAACATCGGCTTTGTAACCCGAAGTTTTCAGTTCGATTCTGAATGGAAGCACCAAAAAAACTTGACTCAGTAGCGAATCGGTGATATAATATATATGAAAGCAACGAGAGAGAATGTTATGAACACCGTCGTCGTATATATGAATGATTACAATGAAGTTTACGTGCGCCATAACGCTACTGTTTCTTCGTTGACTGTTGAAGCTACTAAGCATAATGCTGAAACTTCATCTCATTTCGTTTACAAGAATGCTGTGCTGTCTGCTTATATCAAGAGCAAGAATGTACGCATCGTTGAAACGATTGATGCTAAAGATTATGACGATGCTGAAAACATTAAGCATCGCAAGATTGATGAATACGCAGAAGATTATAAGATTGTTAATCAGCGTGATACTGCTGAGACTTCATCGTTCTATCGTGAACTGATTGCTGTTGACAAACAAAACGCAAAGAAGAATCCTCGTATTGATGATCGTCTTGCTGACAAAGTGTTCGCTGAGATTAACAAGAAGTACAATATGAAAAGTCTTGTAGAAAAGTTCTCGTATGAAATTGTTCTTCAAGCACGTAAAACACTGACTGTCACTGAATTTGAACTTCGTTTTTTCAAAACATAAAAACTTGACTCAATAGCGAATTTTGCTCTTGACATTCGGTTCAAGAATGCTTATATTAATAATGTAAGAGAGAGAAAGGAAATCGAATGAAAATCAGTGTACAAGAGTTTAAAGACCTAGTTGAAAGTCTCGAAATGAATGGAGTAGATGTTCATTTTCGGGGCGAATATCACGGACGGTTCTTCTATGAGGGTATCGGGGTTGATGTTGAAAATCTCGCCGTTGCCGCTGAAATCGTTGCTGAACTGAAGTATCACGGATACGATCTGGGATCGTGGGATCATCAAGATAACATGGGTCTGGGATTCGTCGTTGCTTGGCGGACCAGCAAGTTCGAAGCAGAAGAAGCAGAAGAGACTAATCATTTCGGTGAAGAGTTTTCTTTCGTGAGTGATTTGTGATGATCGGCAAATACTATGTCGCTGTTGGTGGTTCGGAAGGTCGCGGTTTGATCTGCTATAGCGAACCACACCCATTCGTGAAAGAATGGAATGTTCAAGAAGTTACAGAGGTTGACGAGAATATTGCGGAAGCCCTCTGTGACATGTTCAACCATCTTTTGAAAGTAAAGAACAAGTAAAAGGATCGTTCGCCAACGGTGAAGAAGTTGAGTACGGAGAGTGAACCGGACAGGCGCGCCGGACCGGTCTTGAAAACCGTGGGTACCTCACTGGGGTATGGGCTTCGATTGCACCCGCTCTCCGCCAAAAAAAAGGAACTCTTTTGGGTTCCTTTTTTTTATAAATAGTACAAACGCCACAATGGAGAATGTACTGTGAAAAAATTTAAAGATTTTAGACAAGAAAATTTGCAAGAAGGGGGTCCGTTGATGCCCTTGGTTGTGAAAGCGGCGGCAAAAAAAGTATTGCCCCCTCTTCTGTCGGCAAGCTCGCGGGCAATGACACACCCAAAAGTAATAAAGAATGCTACTAGATTTTTAGGTATAAGACCAGAAACTTGGGTCGGGGCCGCTACGGGTGCCGGCGCCCTCGCAAATTATTTAAGCAAAGAGCGCAAAACCAGGCACCCATCTAGAGACAGTCTGCGCTGGGGTGATCCTACAAAGTATCCAGGCGGAACGAGTCTGAAACCTTTCGGCGGAAAGGGGGATCATAAATATTCGAGGCCTTCAAGATTTAATGTCAATAATAACTTAAATAGTCCCACACCTGGTGTTGTAAACCTACCTAATGACGGCAATACCATGGTTGATGATGAAGCACAATACAGAACGTTTCGCGCCGCGCATGGCACCGGCGGTGGTCCGCAAGTAATTACTCCTGGAACGGATCGTGATATTAACCGTAAAGCACCTAAACGACCGCAAGCGCCGAGATAATAAATTCTGACTTGACTTATATATAATACAGTGATATAATAGGTAATATTATATGGAGACTGAAAATGAACAAAGAAACATACTTAGGCGATTATGATATCAACTCTATGAAAGAACTCGTTTCTTTGGATAAATGGATAAATGACTTGAACAAGGACTTAGAGGATTCTGGTTCTTCCGATAGATATTATGTCAGAACGGAAGAAATAGAAAAAACAGAACAGGTTCAAGCATATTTATGTCAGGTATAAGAACATTACTCACCATACTCTTTGTATTGATTTCTTCTTTTGCTCAAGCGAAAGAGTTAAAGGGTAACGAGTGGTATGTTCCGGGAGACTCCATAAAAAGCGATGTATTGATACATCAGGGCAGTTACAACATCTCTCTGATTAATTATGATGGCGTTTCTATTGTGCGATTTTATGGAAAAATAGATCGGTCTTCTGTTACTTATCTTAAATATATCATTTTAACGACTGGTCCCGAATATGTTGCATTTTCTAGTCCCGGTGGTAATTTCATATCGGGTTTGATAATAGGTGAACTTCTAGAAAATTTAGGAGTTAAAGTCGTAGTACTACCTTATGATTATTGTTTGTCGGCTTGTGCATATGCAATTATGTATGCGCGGCAATTAGAAATTCATGGTCTTGTTGGTTTTCATTTGCCATATTTTGATATTCTACCCAAAGACAGAGAAGAAATGAAAAATTTATTATCGGACTATGCTAGTACGTTGTATGGTGTACATTTATGGATCATTAAACATTTTGGTGATGTGCGTGTTTATACCCATATGTTAAAACATACCGATTTGGATCGTTATGCGACAATCGATTCAAATCAAGATTTGTTGGACATAAAAAATCCAGATATACCAACAGAATCCACTTTTGATGATATGAATGAAGAAGACATGGTAAAATGGTATCAAATGAAAATCAAAACATATGCTAAAATATTAGAAGATCGAGGATTATAACATGACAGAATATACATTTGATTTCGGATTTACTGCCGTATCCGAAGAAGAAATGGAAACAACGCAACAGTTAGAGACAACTACCGCAACACTCGTTTCTTCACAAGACAAGATAGATCGGTTGTATAATGCCATTGTTCCTCTCCTGAACAATCTCAAAGCAAATCCCGAAAAGGAATACATTCGTTGGCCGAACAGACTTGCGAAGGTTGAGGAATTCGAGGATCATATTCAGAGCATTTATAATGCCTGAATATTGTTGTTCTCATAGTATTAACGGTGTCCGCTTCGGCATTAGGTTAAAATCGGACACCGAAGAAAATCTAATTGAAAAGTATTCAAAACATTATGAAGATTTTGTGGTTGATGGAGTGTTCTTAAAAGAGTTTCCTATAACAGAAAGCGAAGAAAAGACGATCCGCAGAAGCGTCATCGTTCCAAAACATGTGAACTGAGGGTAGCGACATGACAAAACCAGTTCATTTCACAGATGAACAAATCACGCAAATAATCGACATTCTATCAGAACTTTCGTCAAAAACAAAAATATACTTTGGATGTGATTCTGTTCGTATTATTAAAAACGGACAAAAGATGGCAAAGTATGCGACTGTTCTTGTCGTACATAAAAATGGTTCAAACGGTTGTAAGATTTTTCGGAACATATCATATGAACCAGATTATGAAAAGAACATCTCAAGACCTCGTATGAGACTTATGACTGAAGTGTATAAGGTTGCGGAACTGTACATGCAGATGTATCCATACATTTTTGGGTATGATATCGAAGTCCATCTTGATGTTAATCCAGACGAAATACACGGCTCTTCATGTGTAGCAAAAGAAGCAGCAGGATACATTCTTGGTGTAACTGGAATGGAACCGAAATTGAAACCAGATGCACTGGCGGCATCTTTCGGTGCTGATGGTATTGTTCACGGGTTTCATGAAAGAGTATAAGATAAGGAAGAACTCTTAGGGGTTCATCTTTTTTCATTTTTTTTTTTTATTTTTCCTCTT